TTGCCTGTGTAAGACTTGTGTTTGCATTCCCTAATCCATCCTCTATCTCTTTCTGCTGCGTTAAGAAATCAAATCTCAATAAACTTGATAAAGCATTTTGTAATAACGTACCTATGCCACCAAGAACAAATTGTATTCCCTCAACAAAAAGACTTAATATTCCTGTGACTGATGAAATTCTTTTTATCAGTCCATTTATTCCCGAAATAATTCTTGGTAAATTTTGTATCGCCCATCCTATCAACAATACACCAACAAAATCTAACATTCTACCAAGGAATCCTCTAGTGCTCTTTGTTAATATATTTCCTTGAGTTTTCGGAGCACCTTGAACTGAAGATGCTTCTAACTCATCCTCCCTATCTTTTCTTTTTATATTCTCTTGTCTTTTCCTAAAGTATAAATCATCATTACGAATCAAACCTTTTTTAAAAATATTGCTTTGTCTTATAGTTTTTATTGATTCGTCAGCATTTTTTCTAGCACCTCTCAAACTTTTAGAAAACTTTTGCACAGAATCACCAATCGACTTTATGCTGATTGATGATTTAAAAAGTGAATTTCGTCTTGCTTGTAATGACATTATGCGTTAGCTCCATACAAAGATGTGGCATACAAAGTATGAATATTGTCATCATTAAAACCTATATTTGGAACATTATTTGTACCCTCACCACCTGAACCGTCAGATGTTGTATCTGCTCCACCATTACCTCCTCCACCTGCAACAGGGAAGTTTATTATATCAGGTGCACCTTCCTCTAAACTTGAAACTTTCTCTACAACACTATTAGCTTCTGTTTTATTAATTGGTGTTATTCCTTTATCAACCATTCCACCCTTGTTTAATGCTTGAAAGAAACTGGCACCAATTCTATCAGTTGTCTCTTTTGTCATAACAAACTCACCTGGTGTTAACATAGCTGGAATTATGTCTCTATTAATTCTAGGACCAGGAACTTTACCACCTTTACTCATTCCAAATACTTCACCTTCAGTAGACTCTATACCTGTACCCATATCTAATTCGACACCTTCTCCACCTTCGACAGAGGGGTCTTTATCTTTATCTACTTTAAATCCGAACAATCTCTTGATTCCACTGTATATACCTTTGAATATATCAGGACCTAAGAATCCACCTATGAGTCCACCAATAAATGCACCAGGCACAGCACCTATTCCTCCAACAAAGGCACCTATCGCTGCTCCTATTTTAGCACCAATTTTAGCACCAGCAACGAATCCAGCTGCACCTGCTAGTGCTTTATCAAGATCCTCACCAAATATAAGATAATCAATTAAAAATGATCCAATAAATCCACCTTTACCTTTAAATGGTGCTGCTATCTTTTTAAGTAATCCTTTAAATCCTAATTTAGCACCAGTTTTGACAGTTTTCTTTGCTCCCTCTTGTATAACTTTTTCTGTCGCTTCCTTTCCACCAACACCTAATAGTTGACCAATTTTGTCTTGAATTTTATTAAGAGCAAATATTGATATAGCAGTGCCTATACCTGTTGTGGCTGCGTCTACTACAGCATTTCCTGTCTTAGGCATTAATCGATTATTTAAATAAAATAATGTTCCAAACTTTAATCCAGCTATAATAGATCTAAATGGAACCTGTAACAATCCTCCCCTACCTAATCTTAATGCTGAACCTGCTAATGCTCCAATACCATTGAGTAATAATTTAAAACCTAAATTGATGGCAACCATTGTTCCACCAATAATCAATAATTGTTTCTGTAGAGTATTTTTGAGTTCATTAAATAAATCAGTATTATTATCAGAACTAGCGTTAATCATTTTGACAACGGTGTTCGTCAACCATCCCCCAGCTAATATTAAGAAGAAATCAGTTAATCTCGCTAATCCAAACTGTGTTTTTTGTGCTAATCTTCTTACTGGAAATGTGAGTGCTCGTTGAATACGACTTTCTATTTGACTTTCTTTTCCTTCTCTTAATCCTTGCTCTGCAAGTATCGCTTCACGATTTTGTTTTGCTGCTTCTCTTTGTCTTTGTAGAGTGTCACTAACTGCTAAATTTTCTTGAATAGCAGCTAATGATCCATTTAATCCTGATACTTGTTGAGATATATTTGTTAACTGCGATGAAACGTTATTAAGTGCTAACGAATTTTGTGTTAATAAATTTGTGGTCTGTGAATCTGGTTGAGCTTGTACAGGTGCTTGACGACCACCAAAGATACCAGAAGAAACTGATCTTCTAATACCTCTAAGTCCTCCCGCTATCGGTGATTGTAGTCCTTGCTCCTCATCCATTATAGACTATTTTGTTGTTGTTGTGCTTTTAAGTTTTCCTCTTCAACATATTGCTGGAGTAGTGAAACATAAATTTCTCTCTCCCAAGGCATCATATTTTCAAGCTCCGTTAAACTATATTTATGGTGCTGCATCAAAGCAAAGTTTAATTTGTAGTATGACGCAAGATCTTCGTGAGCCATACTCACCCGAAAAAATTCTGTAGCCCCTCTAATACAATTTCACACTCTTTTTTAGTGTTTGGATTTGTTACCTTAACTGTATGAGACAGTTTAGGCATTGTTTCAAAGAATTTTTCTATTGCCTTGAACTGTTTAGAATCTAATTGTTCTAAAAAAGTTGATAATTCTTTTTTTGTACAATCAGCAGATGCCCAAGATTCCTCCTCTGAATAGACTTGATCAATACAAGATGCAATTAAATCAAATGTATCATCTACATTCATTTCAGTTGTAGTTGCAAAATTATTCTTAATAAATTCATTTAATGAAGGATATCTCATTCTCAATGTATACTGTTCATCGAGTTTGATATCTCTATCATGGTCATCACTTTTTTGAATTTTAATCGAGTCAATATTAATAAGGGCAGGAACTTGTGTTTTTCCATCATCTGGACAAGTTACCATAACTTCAATATCCTCCCCGACAGATTTACCTCGAATATTCAAAAACAAATATTCTATATCAAATGTTGATAATTTATCAACTTTTATTCCTTTAGTTAATATGCAATGAGTAATAACATTCTTAACTGCATTAGCAATCTGTTTAGTGTCTTGAGATTCCATTGCTAAAATGAGAATCTTCTCCTCCTTTACTAAGAAAGGTCTAAACTTAATTTTTCTATTTGACGAAGGTAACACCAACTCATAAGTTGGAGTTGAAATGGTTGGTAAAGGCATAATAATTACTACACTTCAGTAAATTTATTTATAGGGGTTTTGCAAACCTATTTAATGTTAATCAGGTATTAAATTAATTGTACTCTGTACGGGGTTTCCACCAATTAATGATGTGAATTTTGCTGCTGGAGTCGCTAAATTAAGATATCTAAAAGTTGACCGTGCTGCCATCTCATTCAATTGATCATCTTTTAGAGATAATCCATTCTTTATTGCATTACCTCTTCCAAATCCTAAGTCATTATAAGCTTTTCTTAAATCCCTTGCAAGAGATGATGACTCACCACAAATGTAACGGTCATAACTAAATGAACAATTCGCTTTTAAAACTTGTGAATTTCCATACTGAACACGAACAGAATTAAGAGATAAAGGAAATAGTCCAATAAACCTATACTCTAAAAATTTTTGATGATCTCTTTCAAATTTAACAATTGTTGTGTCATTTGATTTATAGTCTTTTGGATAATTTAATTGAAAATAGTATGTATCATTACCAGGATCAACTTGATTACCACCTGTAATATACTCCATCCAATGCTCAAGAAATTTCATTGTCTTGTATTCATTGTCAACATAAAATTCAAAATTAACTTGAGTAAAATTACGAGTATGTGCAAATCTCTCAACCATACCCTGATAATCACCTGTAATATTCTGTGATGCTAACGCACTGCCTGGCAAAGCAGCATTATAACATAACAATCCTACATTATCCGCAATAAATCTACTATCAATGCCCTTTCTTCTTAAGTGATTTCTTAATCCACTTGGTGGTAATGTAAATCTAACAAAATAATCTGATGTCTGAGCTACATTCTGTATCTTAGGCATTATATCTGATATTCTTCTCGGTCTTGGTGCTGGCACTCTAAATACTTCTATAGTATAGTTATTTAGATGGCTTATAGGGGAAAATACTATCCATCC